AGTAAGGGGGTTTTGGTGGAGCTAAGCGGGCTCGAACCGCTGACCCCCTGCTTGCAAAGCAGGTGCTCTACCAACTGAGCTATAGCCCCAGGGATTTCCGGGTGATGTCACCATGACCAGCGATGATACCGGACCACTCCGGTATGCCAGTCATCGCACAGGGTTGGAAGACATCATGACTCGCAAGTCCGCACGTCAGCCCCGGTCCGTCGCCAGCCTGCTCCCTTCCTGGGAGCTGAGGCTTGTCGAGGACCAGCTCTCCGAGAACACGATTGCTGTCTACATGCGCACCGGGCGTCAGCTCACCGACTGGCTTGTCCGGAAGGAACGGCCGCAGGACGCCGACGGGATCGGCTCCGACGACCTGCGGGCGTTCCTGCTCTCTGAGGTGAAGCGCACGAGCGCGGTTTCCGCGCACCAGCACTGGCGCAATCTCCGCGTGCTGTTCAAATGGCTCATCAAGGAAGGGGAGCGCACCACGCCAGACCCGATGGCCGGCGTCAAAGAGCCGGTCGTGGTCCGCAAGATCAAGCCCATCCTGTCGGCGCAGGACCAGGCGGCGCTCCTGCGCACCTGCCAGGGCACCCCGGTGTACGGAGAGCGCAGGCTGACGGTCTTCGAGCAGAAACGTGATCAGGCCATCCTCGACATCCTCATCGACACCGGCGTGCGCGTCAGCGGTGTCGCCGACATGCTGCTTGTCGACGTGAAGCTCGCCGACCGGTACAACCGTCACATCAAGGTCATCTTGAAAGGCGGTGACGAGCACCTGATCCCGCTCGGCCGTCACTCCGCCGCAAGCATGGACAGGTACCTGCGCCTCCGCAGCCGGCATCCGGAAGCCGAGAGCGAGTGGCTGTGGCTCGGGCTCGCGGGACGCAAGACCGATCACTTCGGCAAGAGCGGCGTGCAGGCCATGGTGCGCCGCCGCGGCAAGTGGGCAAAGCTCCCGGAGCGGCTCGGCCCGCACTGGTTCCGGCGTGGCTTCGCGCACGACTGGTTGTCTGCGGGGGGCTCCGAGTCCGATGGGATGCGCGTCGCGGGATGGAAGACCAGGGCCATGATCACGATGTATGCGGAGGACCTGGCCGATGAGCGCGCGCGGAAGGCGCACCGGTCCTTCAGCCCGCGCGACCGGCTGTAGGTGCCTGAGCCGGAGCGGGTCACTCGTGGCCATGTGATGACCGAGCTGTCCGCAGGTGACCCGGTTTAGCATGCGTTGACCTGGACATTTGTGGCTGATACGAGATCATTTCCTTGCGTTTCGCTTTGTGCTTGACGTAACTTGCATTCCGTTCCGCTTACGCGTCGGTAACTTTATGGCAGGAAAGAGATCGCAGTGAATGCCGTCATGATCGCCATTCTCAGCCGCTCGGCGCCGCTGGCCTGGATCGTGGCGCTCACCGGATGGTGGCTGCTGCCCATGCGCCTGGTCGTCGTCGTGGCCGCGCTGGCAGTGGGCGGCACGATCGCCGGCGCGATCCAGGCCACGCACGTCCAGGATGTGGTGACACTCGGCCGGGCGCTGTCCGACGCTATCCAGCAGCCTCAGACTCAGCCCGCGCCTGAGCCCGCGCACGATCGTCATCTGCGCGCTGTGCCAGGAAAGCCATGACCTCCGCGAACCTCTTCTCACCAAGGTCTTTGCGCAGGAGTGCCTGATTTTCCTCGCTGATCGGCGGCGGTAGCTCTCCCCCGTCCAGGGAGACGCCGAGCACGGATTCGATGGCGCCGACATGGCGTGCAGGCAGATGGCGTCCTTTTTCCCAGTTCAGGACGCTCGACCAATGCACATTCAGGCGCTCAGCGAGCTGCTTCTGCGTGAGGCCGAGAGCTTCGCGGCGCTTGCGGATCTTGGTCCCGATGAGGGAGTCGGTGGCCATGCCTCACATCATGCAGCTAACTCAAGCTAAGTCAACTCCGCGCTGACATGCGGCTACTCAAGGTAACGCGACTTCGTGGGCCGATATTTCGCGAGTTAGCTTGAGTTACTTGCATAGTTAGCTTGGGTTAGCTAGCGTTACCTGCATGCTACGCACCAACGGAACAGCCCTCCAGGCCCTCCGCACGGGCAGGGGCATCCGCCAGGACGCGCTCGCCGCGCGTGCGGGCATCTCCGCTGCCTACCTCAGCCAGATCGAGCACGGCACCCGGCAGCCCGACATCAAGGTCACCGTCAAGCTCGCCGACGAACTCGGCGTCAAGCTCGCCGCCGTCACCTACCCGGCGCCCGACACCACCCCCGCGCTCGACCCGGTGCAGGCATGAGCACCACCACGGCACAGGCACGCCTCGCGGCCCACGAATCGTGGGCACGCACCGCCGACCGAAGCGCCCGCACCGACGCCGCACGCGCCGCCGCCGAGCAGCGCTTCCTCAACCTCGCCGTCGAGCGGCTTGGCCCCGGTGCCACGCCGGCGCAGCTCGCCGACGCGGCCGAGTCCGCGCGGAAGGCCCACTACCAGCGGATGGCGGCCCGCAGCGTCGCCGCACGGCGGGGACAGCTCCAGTGAGCCCCCACGTGCTCAGCCGCGCGGACTGCCAGCGCGGAGCCGCGATCAGGCGCGATATGCAGCGCAGCGCACGTCAGGGCCGCATCGAGGACTACCTCTACATCAGCGGACCCGGGCTCACCGTCGCGCAGGCCGCGGCGCGCCTGCGGGTCACCGAGCGGACGATCCAGCGGTACCGCGCCGAGCTGCGCGCCCGGGACGTCGCCACGGGCGACGCCCCCCTGACATGAAAGTTGCCCCGCCTCCCGGTGCAAGCGGGTGGCGGGGCGAGGAGCAACCCCACCATAGCTGAGGAGCATGACATGCCCGACCAGCCGCCGACCGGCACCACTCAGACCGTCACGATCCGGGGCATCGGCCCGAAGGACGACGGGCAGCACGTCATCGAGGTCATCGACTACCACGTCAAGGGCTGGAAGCGGACCCGGTGCCTGACGCACGGCGAGCACGGCATCGCTCGTGATATGGCCAGCGACCAGATAACCGCGGCGAGCGCCGCGCGGGAGTGCCGGCGGGTGCGGCTCCTGCCGTCCGCGCCGCACCATGCCCCGCTGGCCCCGTCCCTGGTGGCGGAGAGCGCGGGTGCCCGGTGACCGCCGCGAAGGCCAGCACGCCGCCTGGCGTGGAGCTGACGTACGACGGCTACGGCCACGCCTACGTCCACATCGACGCGGGCGTGATCGAGATCGGGACGGACGACATGGCCCGCGAGGCGATGAGGGTGCTGCGGGCGGTCCGCGTGCACTTCCGGGCGGCCGCGGCCGAGCGGCGGCGCGTGGTGGCGGCGGCGATGGACGCCGGGGTCGCTCAGCAGGCCGGGGTCCCGGAGGCGTGGGTGTGCGAGCTGTGCGGCACGCTGCACGCCGGTCCCCGGACGGCTGGCGACGTGTGCGGGCAGTGCGCGGGGGTGGCCGGCGCCTCGCCGGAGCCGGCCGCCGGCGAGGTACAGCCGGAGGACCTGGGTGTCCTCGACGCGATCGAGAACATCGACGCCGCGTTGCCGCCGTTCGCGGACTTCGCGGACGTGGCTGCCGGTGTCGATCCGCTGGCGATCCCGGCGAACCGGATCGGCGGCCTGGCGGCCGTCGCGCGGCCGGTCCCGGTGCCGGACGCGCTGGACGCCCTGATCCAGGCCACCACCATGGCGCCGCGCACAGTGACCGGCCCGGAGTGCCAGGTGTGCCACGTCACGGGCGAGCCCGGCGAGAAGATCCTGTTCCGGCCGGCGGTGGCCGGCGGCCCTGTGGTGGCCGAGTACTACTGCCAGGACGTGGCTGCGTGCGACCGCCGCCGCCTGGCGCCGCTCCGTGACCGCCTGCCGCTCCGTGACGGCCTGGCGGCCGTGGCCGGAAGCGTCGCCTACTCGTCGGCACGCGCCGACCTGGCCGACTATGACCAGGTCGCGAGCGAGCTGGCCGAGCTGCGGGCACGTCCCGGTGATGCCATCCACCTGGATGAGCTTCAGCAGGCCGTCGAGCGCGTGGAGAGGGCTGCGGCGTCGATCTCCGCCAGCAGCGCCCGCGTGCTGGCGGAGATCGACGCGCGGGCCGGTGAGCCCCGTGGCTGAGGGCGGCCGCATCGAGACCACTGCGACGACCGCGACCGCGCTGGCCACCGTCGCATCGGTTCTTGAGGCTGCGCTGGATTACCTGCGGCAGCATCCGGGTGGCGCGACCGCGCGGGCCATCGCCCGCGCCACCGGCACCTACGACCGCGAGGTCTTCCGCGTCCTCGACGGTGCCGCGTCGCGTGGGGCGTGCTCGCGGCACCGCAGCGGCGGCAGGGCGTGGACGTGGAAGGTGCCCGAGCCACCGCCGGACGGTGAGCCGTCCTGCTGGGCACTTCACCGCGGCACTGCTTTCGCCTGCTCGCTGATCATCGGCCACGAGTTCCCCGCCCATGTCGCCCGTGCCGCTGACGAGGTTGTCGCGAGGTGGTCCCGGTGACCGTGCATGTGTCGTGTGATGCCCGTGACCTGGCGTGGGCGCTGCGCGCCGTCCTCCCGCATGCCGCGGCCAACAAGGTGCTGCCGCAGCTCGGTGCCGTCCGCCTGGAGCTGGACGCCGCCGGGGCGCTGCTCGCCGTCGCGACCGACACCCACACGATCGGCTGCGCGATGGTGCCGTGTGACCGTGACCCTGGTGACACGGCATGCGCGCTGGTGGCCGCTGATGACGTCCGGGAGATCATCCGGCGCCTGCGCGGCCAGGTGTCCGCTGACCTGGCGTTCTACGCGGACGGCGAGGTTGTCGTCGGCTGGACGCACCGGTACCCGCTGGTGCCGGGGGAGTACCCGGCGTGGCGTCCCGCGCTCGGTGAGCTGCTCCGCTACCCGGCGCGGACCTTGCAGCGCGAGCACGGGATCCTCCCTGACTACCTCGCCCGGTTCCGGGACGCGGCGCTGCCGGGGGGCCAGGGCGCCCTGACGGTCATGCCGGTCCATGACGACACGCGCCCTGCTCACGGCGCTGTCGTCGTGATCGGTGACCGGTTCGCCGGTGCCGTCATGGTCGCCCGGCTCTACTACTCCGACTACGACCCGGCTGCGCAGCTAGCCCAGTGGCGTGCCCGGCTTCCGCTCGCGAAAGGGATGTGACCATGGCATGGCTCGCGATCACCGGGGCTCTGGTCGTCACCAGCGGCATCCTCGCCGCGGCGGCCTACCTCATCGACCGCCCTGCACCGCGTCATGCGCGGCATGGCGGCGAGGAAGACAGTGTCGCTGACTGGCTCGCCGCGATCCCGTCCAGCTTGCGGCACCGCACGGTGCCGGCGCATGTGCAGGCACGCGTGGCTGTCGCCGCACTGGCCATGGTCACCGGCACGGCCAGGCTCCCGGCACCTGAGAGCGCAGCGCCCAAGCTTCCCGCACCGAAACTCGCCGAGCCCTGGGCGTCGAGCACCGCGCAGGCGGCCGAGCGGCGGTTCCCGGTGGCGGTGTACGCGGTGCTCGATGGCATGACGCCCGATGCCTGGGTGGATGAGCTGTTCGCCGGCCGGGTGGCGCTCACCTGGACGACGGGGAGGCGAGCCGCGTGAGCTTCACCGCGGCGCTGGGCGCCCGGGACGTCGCCACGGCAGAGAGGAGGGGCGCGTGATGATCCGCCTCATCGTCCTCGTCGTGCTCACCGCGTGGCTCGGATGCACGCCGCTGATCGCGTACATGGCCACTGCCTGGACCGCCAGCCACCCCGCGCGGCTCCCCTCCGATGACCTGATGGTCCTGGCCGACGCGACGAGGGAGCGCGCTGTATGTGGCTGCGTGTTCTGGAACAGCGAAGCGGACCGGGAGTGCTGGCAGCCATGTCAGAAGCATCTCAACCGGCTTGTCGAGGCGTTGGCATGACCGGGCCTCGTGTGCTGGGTATTGACCCGAGCCTCACCGCGACGGGCATCGCCAGCTCGGCTGGCTGGACAGAGGTGGTCGGCAGCGTCGGTGTCCGCACGGACGGCTATCCGGAACGGCATCAGCGACTGCGCGCCGTCCGCGCCAAGGTGATCCAGCTTCTTCCCCAGGTTCCTGCGGTCATTGACCTGGTGGTCATGGAGGGACCGGCGTATTCGCGGAGCAGCCCTTCTGCGTTTGACCGGGCGGCGCTGTGGTGGGACCTGTACAGCCGCCTCGCTGGGCGCCACATTCCCGTTGCCGTCGTCGCTCCGACATCGCGGGCGATGTACGCCACCGGACGGGGCAACGCCGGGAAGGGCGCAGTGGTGGACGCTGTCGCGCGCCGCTGGCCGCTGTACGCCACCGAGGGCAACGACAACAAGGCCGACGCTGTCGTGCTCATGGCCATGGGCCTCGACTGGCTCGGCCATCCCCTGTGCCCGATGCCGAAACCGCACCGGCGCGCACTGGACAAGGTCGCGTGGCCGGTCGTCCCGCTCGCCGACCACGAGTACGTGCAGCTTGCCTGCGCCGAAGCCGAGCTGCTCCACGGTGCCGAGCACTTTCCTTCTTAACGATCTCCTAGGAGTAATTCCGCCGTGAAATACATCGACATCAGCAACCAGGCCGAGTACGACGCGCACAAGGACGAAGCCGACACCTATCTCTGCATCAACGCCGGGCGCATCGTCGTGGCGTCCGGCTCCGCCAGCGTCAGGGCGTCCGGCTCCGCCAGCGTCGAGGCGTCCGGCTCCGCCAGCGTCAGGGCGTCCGGCTCCGCCAGCGTCGAGGCGTACGACTCCGCCAGCGTCGAGGCGTACGGCTCCGCCAGCGTCGAGGCGTACGGCTCCGCCAGCGTCAGGGCGTACGGCTCCGCCAGCGTCAGGGCGTACGACTCCGCCAGCGTCGAGGCCACGCCGGCGGTCCCTGTCCAGCAGTACCCCGGTTATCACGGCACCACCACCGGCGGGGTGCCCATCGTCATTCCTGACCTGAACGAGGCCAGCGGCGCTGAGTGGGCCGCGTTCTACGGACTCAAGCCCGGAAACCGGGGATGGACCGTCATCGTCTATAAGGCCGTCAACGCCGACCTCGTGTCCAACCACGGGATGAAGTACCCGCTCGGCGAGACCGTCACCGCGCCGGACTGGAAGCCCACCCGCGACTGCGGCAACGGATTGCATTTCTCTGCCACTCCGCGGCTCGCCCGGAGCTACCACGGGCACGACAGCGCCGGACGGTTCCTCGCGTGCGAGGTCGCTGTCGAGTCGATGATCGCGCTCGGCGACAAGATCAAGGCACCCGCGTGCGTGGTGCTGCACGAGGTGGACATCGCCGGAAAGCGCATCGACGCCGCCACGACGGCCTCGAAGTAGACGGCCTCCGCGATGACCAAGCCCGACACGACGCCTGCCACAGTCCCCGCGCCCGTGGCGATGACGTCGCCGCTCGCCGAGCCCGAGCCCCTCACCGTCGACCTCGACCCCGTCACCGCCGCCTGGCACCACGCCATCGCCGGGTGGGACGCCCAGATCGACGACATCAAGGCCAAGCGCGAGCAGGCCGTCAAGCACATCCAGGCCGCGATGGGCGACGCCACCGAAGCCCGGATTGACGGCATCACCGTCGTCACGTGGCGGCCGTCGAAGCCGTCACGAACCCTGGACCGCAAGGCGCTGGAACGTGACTTCGGCGTGCAGGTGATCGAGGGCTACCTGCGGGAGTCGAAGCCCGCGCGGCCGTTCCGCCTCACCGGGAAGGACGGCAAGTGATGGCGTGCGCCGAACACGAGCCCGACGGCAAGATCGACTGCACCGAGTGCCTGCTCGCCAGCGCGACTACCCGTGAGCAGATGGCCCATTGGCTGATTACGCAGGCGGCGGCTGTTGAGGCGCTGCGTGAGTATGCGCGGGCACTCGATGCCGAGCGCGACAAGCTGTGGCAGCAGCGCCGCAAGCTACGGCGCAAAGTCCGTCGCCTCCAAGACAACGTTGCGCGTCTCGACGAGTGCGCCACCGCGCTCCAGGCCGACAACAAAGATCTCCGTGCGCGCATCGAGAAGTTCTCAGACGCGCTCGACCCCTTCGGTACGTGTGGCTGCAACCTGCACCGGGAAAAGCCATGGCGCGGCTGCGCGGCGTGCTTCGACATGATCTTCCAGAAGTCGGAAGTACTCTCCGCCCCCCTGCTGATGAGGACCGACGTCGGCAAGTTCGCGGGTGTCCTGGAGGAAATCGCCCTTGAAGTTCGCGAGTCCGTCCGTGCTCATGAGCACGGAATCGCCGGCGTGCCGGTCATGCTCGGCGAGTCCGCGAACGCATCACATGCTTTTCAGCTCGCGGCGCAGTATCTCCGGTTCATCGTTGCCCAGAACCGCAACCATCTGCCCGACGCGACTGGTCTGACCACTCACTGTTTCTCATGCCATAGCGCTCGCGATGGGGTGCCATGGACGTGCCGTCACACGACCGGGTGCCCGGAGTGCTGATGGCCACCTATTGCAAGCACGAGCTTCCTGTCGGCTTCTGCGCTGACTGCACTGCGCGGCCCGCGCAGGAACTCCCGGCGCTGTTCCTCCAGCCATCCGGCTCGGCCGCGCAGCCCGAGATGGGTCCGTGGATCACGGCCCGCTACGACAGCGGCTGCGCCGGGTGCGGCGCTGTCATCGAGCACGGTGAAGAGATCCGCGCCGACGGCGCTGGCGGCTGGGTCGGCGAATGCTGCGGGGAAACATGACCGCGCCGACGTTCGCCCAGCCAGCCGCCGCCGTACACCGCCCAGCCACCACCGGCGTCGCCGGGCGCATCTCCACGTCCGTCATCGACACCGTCCACCAGGCCGCCGCGCACGCACCGCGCTCCCTCCAGTCCGCGATCGGGCCCAGCGAGATCGGCATCGAGTGCAGGCGCAGGCTCGCCTACAAGCTGCTCGACTGGCCGCAGGCCAACATCAACCGCGACCAGTGGCCCTCCACCATCGGCACCGCCGTCCACGCCTGGATGGCTGACACCTACGACACCCTCAACCGGCAGCTCAGCCGCACGCGGTACCTGATCGAGCAGCGCGTCCAGATTCCCGGGCTGCCCCGCGGCGGATCCTGCGACCTCTACGACACCGAGCAGGGCGATGTCATCGACTGGAAAGTCACGTCGCTTGACCGGATCAGGAAGTACCGGCGCAGCGGCCCGGGCCAGCAGTACCAGGTGCAGTCCCATACCTACGGGCTGGGGTGGCTGCTCGCCGGCTACCAGCCTCGCAACGTCGCTGTCGTGTTCCTCCCGCGCGGCGGCCGGATCGACGATCTGTACGTGTGGTCGGAGCCGTTCAACCCGGCGCTGGCCGCTGAGTACCTGACGCGGCTGGAAAGCATCCGCACGTCGCTGATCACTGTCGACCCGGAGCGGTACCCGGAGCGGTGGGCGCTGTTCGCGACCGCTGACTCGTACTGCACGTACTGCCCGTTCTACCTGCCGCATTCCACTGACCTGGGCACCGGATGCCCAGGTCACCGCACCAATCCGCCCACCGCCAACCAGTAGAGGAAACCATGTTTCAGCAGCCACGCGAGAACTCCGCGGCTCCGCTAGACGAGATGATCGGGGCACTGTGCCTGTTCGTCGTCCACGCCTACAAGACCGGCATCAACACCAGCTTCGGCGATGACAAGGACGCCGTCGAGGTCGACCTGCACTGCCTCGACGGCCGCCACGGCGGGGAAGTGTTCCCCGGTGCGCTCCTCTTCCAGGGCGCCCTGATCGGCGCGCTTAAGGGCGCGGCCGGGGGTGACCCGGTGCTCGGCCGCCTCGGCCAGGGACAGGCAAAGCCGAAGCAGAATCCGCCGTACGTCCTGCTGCCGTTCACCGGCCAGGACGCCGCTGTCGCCGGCCCCTACTGGCAGGCGCACACGGCCAGGAAGATGCAGCAGCCAGCCGCGCCAGCAGCACCGCAGGCACCGGTTCAGCAGCAGTACCAGACACCCGCGCCCGTCGCGGCTGCGCCGACCTACCCGGCGGCGGCATCGCCTGCTGCCGCTAGCGCCCCAGTCGCGCCCCCCGCGCCAGCATCGGCACCTGCAGCGCCTGCGCCTGGCGGCGTCGTGACGGCCGACGTGTTCATCACCTACCCGCCTGAGGTGCAGGCCCTGCTGCGCGCTCAGGGACTAGCGCCCGCCGGCGTCTAGCCCGCCTCCCCCTTCGTGACGGCCGCCCGTGCCCCTCACCGCGGGCGGCCGTCACCATCCCCTCACACGCACCCGGATGAAATGGCTCTGCGAATGCCCCAAGCCCCGGCCGTGCCGCGCAAGCCCGAGCACGTGTGCATCGCGATCACCCGCACCACCGCCCGCGTCGTCATCCGGCGGACCACCCCCGGTCACCCCATCGCGTGGCCGATGCTCATCACCGACCCGTGCCCCTTCTCCGCCGACTGCCAGCCGTGGGAGATCCCCAGACCCCACGCCCACGTCCACTACATGACCGAGCCAGGACCCTGGTGGCGCGTCGCACCATGCTGCCGGAAGCCCTACCTGATTTCCCTGGAGCCGGCAGCGTGAGCGACTATTCGCGCGCGTGGGGATTCGGTCCGCCTGATATCCGGGAAGTGCCGCTCGGACTGCCCCACCTCGATGACATCCCTGATCGATGCGCGTGCCTATGGGGGAAGCTGAGCGCCGGCTACTTCCGCTCCGTCGCTGTCTCGACGTGCCCGGTCCATGCGGAGGCCCGGTCATGAGCAGCGGCTCTTACACCTCACCCGGACTCGGCTTCTGCAACACCGGCAAGCCCACCAGCAGCGTGCTCACGTGCGCGTCAATCGCCGACGAGCCACGCGGCACCGGCATCTACTTCACTGGCCTCTGCGTCCTCTGCGGGGTGGCCACCACGAGCCGCGAACCCGGCGGACGACCCCGCCACCACCCATTCCGGCAGCCACACCCCGCGCAGCCAGCCGAGCTGACCGGCGACTACCCGGCGCCCGGCATCTACCTGGCCACGCCTGAGGACGCAGCACTGCTGCACCCGCTGCTCACCCGAGGTGCCGCATGATCCTCGGCATCTTCGCCGGGACGTGCCGGTCATGCGAGGCCGTCGCGTGAGCGAGCTGCTCGACGCCGCGCTCGGCTACGCGGCCCGCGGCTGGCCAGTCTTCCCCTGCGCTCCCGGCAGCAAGACACCAGCCATCCGCGGCGGCCGCGGCGTCCTCGACGCCACCACCGACGGCGCCCAGATCCGCGCCTGGTGGACCGCCACCCCTGACGCCAACATCGGCATCGCCACCGGCACGCCCGGTCCCGATGTCATCGACGTCGACGTCAAGCCGGACGGCAGCGGATGGGAGGCGTTCACCGATCTCATCCTCACCGGGGTCATCAGCGGTGCCGACGGCTACATCACCACGCCTTCTGGCGGCATGCACGCCTACTACGCCGGGAGCGCCCAGCGGAACGGCTCAATCCGCAAAGCCCGCATCGACTTCCGCGGCACCGGCGGCTACGTACTCGCACCCCCGTCCATCGTCGGCAAGCCCTACGTACTGCGAAACGTTGCCGACACGCTCACCACCGCGGTGGACTGGCCAGCCATCCGCGCCGTCCTCGACCCGCCACCTGACCCGCAGCCCTTCCGGCAGCCGGCACGCGACCAGCGTGGCCAGGCGCCCGCTGGCCAGCTGCGCCCGGGCGACGACTGGGCAGCTCAGACGGCGTGGCCGGAAATCCTCCGGCCCCATGGCTGGAAGCTGGCACGCGACCTCGGGAACGGCCGGCAGCTCTGGACACGTCCCGGCAAGGAACGCGGCACCAGCGCAACCACGCGGGAGAACGGCGGACTCTACGTCTTCTCCAGCTCAACCGGCTTCGAGACCGAGGTGCCGTACTCGAAGTTCGGCGCCATGGCCGTGCTGGAGCACGGTGGCGACCACGCAGCCGCAGCCGCGGCCCTCCGCCAAGCCGGTTACGGAACGCCACTTCCCGAGAACATAACGCCCATAACAATCGGAGCGTCGCATCCTGACCAGGCAACTAACGAAAACACGCAGAGTGACGACACAACCGAGCCGGTGCACAGCTCGTGGCACCCGCGCGACCTCACCCCCATCCTCGACGGAGACGCCAGCGGCGACCCCCTCCCCGCGTTCCTCGCCCGCACCGACGGGAGGCAGCTCCTGTACGCCGGCAAGGTCAACGCCTTCATCGGCGAGAGCGAGTCCGGCAAGACATGGGTCGCGCTGCTCGCCATCACCCAGGCCCTCCACGCCGGCCAGCATGTCCTGTTCCTCGACTTCGAGGACGCGCCAGCCGGGATCACCGGGCGACTCCTCGCCCTCGGCGCCACCCGCGACCAGATCCTCAGGCAATTCCGGTACATCTCCCCGGATGAGCCGCTGACCGCCCTGGCCGTCGCCGACCTCGGCGCCGTCCTCGCCGACCCTGCACCAGATCTCGCGGTGCTCGACGGGGTGAACGCCGCGATGACGCTGCTCGGCCTCAAGCTCACAGACAACACCGACGCCACAGCATTCAGCCAGCGCCTGCTCCGGCCATTGAAAAAAACCGGAGCGGCCGTCCTCACCATTGACCACACCACGAAAGACAAGGAGCACCGCGGCCCTTACGCCATCGGCGCCCAGGCCAAGCGCGCCGACATCGACGGCGCCGCCTACCTGATCGAGCCCGTGCAGAAATTCGGGCGCGGACAGGAAGGCAAACTGCGCCTCACCGTCTCAAAAGACCGGCCCGGCCATGTCCGCGCTATCAGCAACGGGGCGACCTACGCCGGAATGGTCATCCTCACCCCCGGCGAAGACGGTGCTATCACCGCCGAAATCACCGCACCTGATATGCGGCCCGGCACCGAAAAACCAGAATTCCAGCCCACCTACCTCATGGAAGCCGTATCCAGATTCGTGGAATCGCAAGCCGAGCCAGTGACGGCGCGCACCATCCGCAGCGCCGTGCGCGGGAAGACCCAGTGGATCACCATCGCCATCGGACAGCTCGTCGCCGGCGGATGGCTCACCACCGAGGACGGCCCCCGTAACGGCCAGCTCCACCGCTCCGCGCTCCCCTACAAACCAGGCGAGAACGACACTCAGAATTCAGTGGTTCCCAGTGGTTCCCGACTGGTTCCCAGTGGTTCCCGGAACCAGTCGAGTGACCATCATGGCGAGTGGTTCCCACCGGTTCCCGAGGGGGGTACGAAGTACCCCTCGGAACCGGGAACCACTCGCGGTCACGGGCACCCCCAGAACCACTCACAGACCACCCCAGTGGTTCCCGATCATGAAACCGTCTGCACGAGCTGCGGCGAGCGCGCCCACGACCGGCGCAGCTGCCCCATCCTCGCCAGCACCGGCGGCACGTCATGACCGAGCACCTCATCAGCCGGCCAGCCGCCGCCCGTCCATGCCCCCACTGCTGCGCCCTGGTCCTCACCGGCATCGAAGGGGGAGCCACCACCACCGTCGACATCACCCCCGCAGACATCCACGCCGAGATAACCGCACTAATCGCCACGCCACCCCGCTACTCCTACGACATGCTCACCGAGCCAAAAGGCCTCTACCTCATTCACCGCGACATATTCCGCATCAAGCACCGCGACCATCCCGTCATGCTCAGCCACCGCTGCCCCGACGGACGCAACCCCGTCATGCCATACAAGCCCCCTCCGAAAATCCCGTACGTATCCCCGATCCAATTGCCGCCCGAACCGCCTTTCTGAAAAAAAGGAGAAAAACCCATGCCGCGCATCGACATGACAAGCCGCGAACTCACCGGGCTGCTTAAGCCCGTCATCCCCCACGCCAGCACCGACCCCAAATCCGCGCTGTCCGTCATCCGCATCGACACCATCGGCCGCGCCCTCTTCGCCATCGCCACCGACCGTGCATCCCTCGCCGCCGAGCGCCGCTTCACCCCCGACCTCGACTGGCTCAACCTCCAGCCACAGCCCGTCCACGTCAGGCTCGCCGACGTCAAAGCCGCCCTCAAGCTCTTCCCCTACGCCAAGGAAGACGACCCCCAGCTCCGCATCACCATCGACAACGTCTTCGTCCCCGTCACCACAGCCGGACGCCGCACCAGCGTCCGCAGGCTCGCCATCACCGTCGAGTCAGAGACCGGCACGCGGCTCGTGCTGCACGACCAGCGCGACCCGTCTTCCGATCCGCTCGCCGGGTGGCGCGGCAAGCTGCGCGGCGCCCTGGAGCGCCCCATGACGCAGATGGCACCAGCCCTGCACCTTGAAGCCGCCGAGCTCAGCCGCTGGGCGGCCGCGTGCCGCGGTGCCGAGCGCCTCGCCGTCTTCACCGGCACCACAGGCGACGACCTCGTGCTCATGGCCGTCGAGGATCACTTCCTCGGCGTCTGGGCACCCAAGCGGTACCTCGAATCACCCGAGGTGATGCTCGCCGATTCAGCATGGCGCGCTGACCTGTGCCCGCAGCGTGACCTGCTGCGCGATGGCGCCGGCCTTCTCACCGGCACGGAGCTGGCCGACGCGATGCAGTCCGGCGATCCCCATGCGGAGCTGCACGCCGACGGCGCCCCGCCCACCCCGGACGTGAATCCCGCGCTCTTCCAGCAGCCAGCAACAACGGCCGCCACCGAGATCGAGGGCGCCGCAAAGTGACCGCCGCTCCGACGCGCACCGATCCGTGGACGCGCATCGCCCAGCTCTGGCCACTCCTCGCCACTACGCGCATCCCCGGCACCCCGCGACCATGGCGCCCCGCCGAACTGACAAGCGAGCAGCGCGAGGATCGCGATGCGCAGCTCCGGGTCGACCGTCACATGGCCGAGATCTTCCTTGAAGCGCAGCCAGCACCCCTGCACCTTGATGTGCTCGACACCCTCAGCACCCTGCACGCAGCGCTGCTCGGCGCATCGTGTGACCTCGAAGCCGGGGATGGAGTGAACCCCCCAGCGCGGATGGTCGCGCCCCGTCCATGCTGGCCGTCAGCGGTGCGCGACCCATCCCCCCTCATCGACTGGTGCCGCAGCGCGGCGCGCTCGATGCCCGACGGCATCCCCCTCGACCACGCCGCGTGGGACATCCTGCACAGCATCGAGACCGCGCTCAGCATCATCTACGACCGGCAGCACCTGGCAGCCGACTGCCCGTGGTGCCACGGCGGTATCCAGCGCAAGCCAAGCTGGCGCGTCCGGCTGCTGCCCGGCCAGATGCCCGCGATCGTCTGCGAATCCGGCATCTGCACGCCACCGGAGCAGGACGCAGGCACATGGTGGCGCGGCAACCCCGCGTGGCCGCTCTGGGAATGGGAGTGGCTGGCGCAGCGAGTCGAGGCAGCCGAACGAAAAGCAGGCACCGCTTGAGTGCGCAGATCATTCGAGCGCATGCCGTGCTCCGCGACCCGGAACGCTCTCGTCGAGCTTTGACCGCCTTCATCCAGATCATCGCCCGGCATCAGCGGAACCTCAACGGCCAATGCGGGACATGCTTCTCACACTGGCCGTGTCCGGACGTGATCAGCGTCGCTGGCGTCTATGGCATCGCACCTCACGAGATCGAACGCTAGGAAGCGGTGGAGATGATGCAGCAGGGAAGCACCTACATCGAGCGCGGCCGACCCGTCACCCTTCTGCTGGTGGACTGGACGCGGCCCGCGCAACGTCCTCATCCGCCGCGCCGACGGCACCCTCGCCGTGCGCCCATTCCGCGGCCTCCGCAAGCCGAGACCATGAAACCGCTCACCGGGAGTTGCACACGTCAGGCTGCCTGTGGATAATCTCTTTGACCCCGTATGCCCGCAGGCAGCCCCCTGGCACCCTGCGGGCATTTCGCATTTCCGGGAGGTGACAAGACGATGGCCATGTCCAAGCGCAAGCCCGCAGCCCGCAAGCCCGGCACCCCCAAGAGCAGCGGCAGCGCCACCAGCACCCCCAAGAGCAGCACCGGCAGCGCGAGCACCGCACCCAAGTTCGGCTCACCCGCCTGGAACGCCAAGTACGGCATCGGCAAGAAGCGCACCGGCAAGAAGCGCGGCGCCAGCAAGAAGACCAGCTCCTGATGGCCACGCCACGCCGCCGATCCCCGCTCAGCGCCAAGACCAACGCCACGCGCAACACCAAGCGCGGGCGAGCCGCGATGCCAGCATCCGACTTCGCCCTCCCCGGCAAGAAGTACCGGATCGACGACGCCGCGCACGCACGCGACGCACTCGGCCGAGCCGCCCAGAACGCCACGCCGGCACAGCAGGCAACGATCCGTGCAGCCGTCAAGCGCAAGTACCCGTCCATCCAGCTCGCCACGCCGAAGTCCGGACGCGCGAAGCGAACCGGCAAGAGCCGCAGCAAATAGCCAGATGTCACGCGACCGCGAAGCCGCCGAGCGCATTCACGACATCCTGCAACAGGACGACTGACCGAATGGCGCGCGCACTCACGGTGTGCAGCCGCGATGGCTGCCCGCACCTCACCACCAGCGGACGCTGCGACGAGTGCCGGCGCGAAGCCGACCATCAGCGCGGCACGCCCGCAGCACGCGGATACGGCGCGGCCCACAAGCACAGATTCCGTCGTGGTGTGCTCAGCCATGATCCAGTTTGCGTGCTCTGCAAGATGGCTCCGTCAACCGTCGCAGACCACTGGCCTCGATCACGCCGCGAGCTCGTCGCAGCAGGCGCAGACCCCGACGACCCGCGCTACGGCCGCGGAACCTGCGAGCAGTGCCACAACCAGTCGACAGCCGCTGCTCAGCCCGGCGGATGGAACGCAAGCAGGTGACCGTCACGCTCAGTCACCAAAACTCCCTAGCGGGTGGGTAGGGAACCCCCTCGCGGACCCACGCGACACCGCCCATGAGGGCTGGCGCCGGTCCGCGAGGTTCAAAAGCCGCTCAAGATCATTTCGTGGTTACGCGATGTAATCACTGTCGGCCGCGCGATGCGGCTACCGGAGGTCAGCAGTCATGCCGAGTGGTGGTGCACGCACAGTTTCAGGCCCTCCGCCAGATCCGGGGGCGCTCAGCCGCGGGCGCCGCGGCGACGTGGCCGGCTGGACGATGCTGGCGGCTGACGGCCGGGCGCGGCGCGCTCCGACGTGGCCGCTGAGTGAGCAGACGGAGCGAGAGCACAAGCTGTGGCTCGAGCTGTGGCGCCGTCCCCAGAGTGTGATGTGGGAGCAGCTCGACCAGCGGTACGAGGTGGCGATGTTCGCCCGCAATCTGGCCAGGGCCGAGAAAGCCGATGCGAGCATCGAGCTGCAGAAGGTGGTTCGCCAGTACCTCGACAGCCTTGGCCTCAGCGTGCAGGGGATGCTGCGGAACCGGTGGCGCCTGGAGCCTGCGCGGCCAGCGGCACCCCGGGCGGCCGCGTCACGGCCGGCAGCTGCGCGGCGCGCGTCGGCGAGGTCGCGCCTGACCGTGGTTGCGCCTGATGGCGACGCGGGAGCCTGAGTACGTCGTCGCGTGGCCGACGCTGTGGATCGTCCCGGACTGGATTGAGGCGCATTGCGTCATCCCTGACGGCTTCCGCAAGGGTGACCCGCTGGAGATGTACGACTGGCAGCTCTGGTCGACCGTCAATCATTACCGGATCCGTCCTGACGCGGCACGCGGGCTGCTTGCGACGGCGTTCTGGCACCGGCGATCGCAGATCGTGGCCCCGCAGAAGACGGGGAAAGGTCCCTGGTCGGCGACGATCGTCGCCAACGAGGCTGTCGGGCCCGCCGTGTTCGACGGGTGGGCCGGCGGCGGCGAGATTTACCGGTGCGCTGACCACGGGTGCAGCTGCGGGTGGGAGTACGAGTACGAGCCGGGCGAGCCGATGGCCGTTCCGTGGCCGACACCGCGGATCCAGCTTCTGGCCACGTCCGTCGACCAGGTCGACAACGTGTACGCGCCGCTGAAGGCGATGATCAAGGGCGGCCCGCTGGCCGACCAGATGCGCGTCGGCGAGGAATTCATCCGCCTCCCCGGTGACGACGGCCGGATCGATGTCGTGACGAGCAGCGCCCTGGCCAGGCTCGGCAACCCGATCACGTTCGCGCTGCAGGATGAGACGGGCCTGTACACGAAGCAGAACAAGATGCGCCGGGTGGCGGAGACTCAGCGCCGCGGGCTGGCCGGCATGGGCGGCCGCTCGATGGAGACGACGAACTGCTGGGATCCGTCGGAGGACTCGGTCGCGCAGTCGACGTTCCAGTCGGAGCGGCCCGACATTTTCAAGTTTTACCGGCCCCCGCCTGCACATTTGTCGTATGGCGATCGCCGTGAGCGCCACCAGATACACCGGTACGTGTACCGGGGCTCTGTGCATGTTGACCTGGCGGCGATCGAGGCTGAGGCGGCCGAGCTGATGGAGCGCGACCGCGCCCAGGCCGAGCGGTTCTTCGGTAACAAGATCGTCCCCGGCACCGGGTCCTACCTCGATCAGGCGAAGTGGGACCTGCGGGCCGCGCCTCGCGATGTCCCTGACGGCACCGTCATCGTGCTTGGCATGGACGGGTCCGACGTTGACGACTGGACGGGCATCCGGGCTGAGACACGCGAGGGATACCAGTTCACGCCGGTCTACGGCCCGGACCGGCTGGCGTGCATCTGGGATCCGGCGCAGTTCGGCGGCCAGGTCCCCCGGCTCGAGGTCGACGCGGCGATGGAGGAGATTGTCAGCCGCTACGTCGTGGCCCGCGCGTACTGCGACCCGCCGTTCTGGGAGACCCCCATCGACCAGTGGGCGGAACGGTACGGCGACCGGCGTTTCCTGCGCTGGTACACCCGCTCGGTCAGCCGCATGCATCCCGCGGCGCAGCGCCTGGCGACCGATGTCACCAAGGCCGGCAGCACGTTCGCTCACGACGGCTGCCGGATCACGGCGCAGCACATCGGGAACGCCAGGAAGTCAGCGCGCGGCGGCGGCGACCCGAAGAACCCGCCTTACGTGCTGGTCAAACCGTCGGACGCCCAGAAAATCGACATGGCCATGTCGTCGATCCTCTGCCATGAGGCTGCCGGGGATGCTCTCGCCGCCGGCGAGATGAGAGAACAGCAGCCAGCCAGGATGACCATCTACCGGAGGTGAGCTGCGTGGCGTTCCCCGCGGTCGGCCTCGGGCTGTCCCCGGAGCAGTGGGCCCTCCGGCTGATGACGGAGCTCGAAGCTGAGCGTGTCGGGCTGCGCATGCTCAACGACTATTACGAGGGGACGCAGAAACTCACGTACATGCACCCTGAGCTGCTCGCGCAGTTCGAGGGCCGCATGCGCGAGGTGGTCATCAACTGGCCGCGGATGGTCGTGGACGCGGTTGAGGAGCGCCTGGATGTCGAGGGGTTCCGGCGGAAAGATGACCCGGACGCCGATGACACGCTGTGGTACTGGTGGCAGGCCAACCGGCTCGACGAGCTGTCGCAGCAGGGTCATATCGACGCGCTGACGATGCGCCGGTCGTTCGTCTGCATCGGCGCGCCTGATCCTGGCACGGATTTCCCGCGGATCACGGTGGAGTCGCCTCTGGAGATGTGGGCGGACATCGACCCGCGGACACGCCAGGTGCGTGCTGCTCTGCGCCGCTGGTACGACTTTGAGGGCGCCATCCCCGGCGAGGAACGGCGCCTGTTCGCGACGCTGTACCTGCCGAACAGCACGACGTGGTACCAGGTCGAGGGTGACGGCTGGACGGTCATCGACCAGGACGATCACATGCTCGGCGTCGTGCCGGTGGTGCCGCTGGTAAACCGGCCGCGTCTGAAGATCCCGCTCGGCGTGTCCGAGCTGGCCGACGTGTTCCCGCTGTCGGACGCGGCGAACAAGATCGCCACGGACATGATGGTCAGCGCCGAGTTTCACGCGATGCCCCGGCGATATGCCTTGGGCTTCGACAAGGCAGACTTCGCCGCTCCCGACGGCAGTCCCCTGAAGACGTGGCAGCAGGTCGCCGGCGAAGTCTGGGCGACCTCGGCGAGCGCGCAGGATGGTGCTTCGGTCGGCCAGTTCCCCGAAAGCCAGCTGACCAATTTCCACAACACGATCAACTGCCTGGCGCAGCTCGTGGCGTCGATGGCCGGGCTGCCGCCGTACTACTTCGGGCAGGCAGCCGACCAGCCCGCCAGCGCGCAGGCAATCGTCGCGTCCCTGAACCGGCTGATCAAGCGCAGCGAGCGCAAGGCCCGGTCATTCGGGGGCACCTGGGAACAGGCGATGCGCATCGCCGAGCTCGTCATGACCGGTGCCTGGAACCCGGCGAGCCGGCAGCTGGAGACGATCTGGCGTAACCCGGCCACGCCGACGAAGGCCGAGCAGGCTGACGCGTCGATGAAGCTGTACCAGTCGGGGATCACGCCGCTGCGGCAGACCCGCGAGGACCTCGGGTACACCGCGGTGCAGATCGAGCGCATGGAGAAGCAGGACGTGCTCGCGGACCCGGCGATGCGGCTGTCCGCGCTCGACCCGGCCGCCGCGATCGTCGCGAAGCCCGGAGGGCTCGACGACGGCAAGCCGCTGCCGCAGCCTGACCCGGCTGTCGCGCCGCGCCCTCTCGCCACGCAGGTCTAGATGGCCGGCGCTGACACGCTGGCCGCCGCGCACTACCGGCAGCGAGTCCTGCTCGCGGGAGCCGCGGCCAGCGCGGCGCAGCGGTCGTGGCGGCAGATCGACCCGGCGTACATCTCCGAGTCGTGGACGCAGCTCGTCATCGGGCTGCTGAGGGCGCTGACCGGCTACCAGCGGGCGGCTGCGGCCATGTCGGACCGGTACGTGGCCAGTGTCCTTGAGGGCGCCCAGGCGGGGAGTGCCGCCGTGGCGCGGGTCAGCCCGTCGGCGTTCGCCGGCGTCGCGTCCGATGGCCGGGACCTGGGGTCGCTGCTGACGACGCCGCTGATCGACGTGTTCGGGGACTTGTCGGACGGCATGACGGCTGACACGGCGCTCATCCGCGGGATGAACCGGCTCGTGCCGATCGTCGCCACGCAGGTGCAGGACGCCGGGCGCCTCGCCGACCAGGCGGCGATGACCGCGCAGCCGGAGATCGACGGCTACATCCGCCGGGTCAACCTGCCGTCGTGTGCCCGGTGCATCATCCTCGCCGGACGCGTCTACCGGTACTCGACGGGTTTCAAGAGGCACCCGAAGTGCGACTGCACGATGGTGCCGGATGTCGGCACGGCGGCACCGCAGGACCCGGCGAAGCTCATCGCCCAGATGCAGGCCAGCGACCCCGGCACCCTGGCGAAGAGCCTCACCGCCGGTGACCTCCAGGCCATCGAGCACGGCGCTGACATCAACCAGGTCATCAACGCCCACCGCAGCATGACCACCGCTGCGGGCCCGGGCCGCGATATCCAGGTCACGACGGAGGGCACGACGCGCCGCGGGCTGGCAGGCAAGCGGCTCGGCGCTGCCGGCTACCAGCGTGCACCCGGCGCCCGGTACGGCCGTGCGCGCGTGCCGCGGCTGACTCCTGCGCAGATCTTCGATGAGGCCGCGCGTGGGGACTGGTCCCGCGAGGAAATCCTGAGGCAGCTGAGGCGCTTCGGATACGTGATCTGACCAGCCGCGATGGCTGGCTCAACGGAAGGAAGAGCGCGATGCTCGATCAGAACGACCTCCCCGTCCACCCCTATACCGGGCTCACCGCGATCGGCGTGCTGCCGTCCGGCCGGCCCGTCTGGCCTGTCCTCGGGGGCGCTCCGGACAGCGAAGGCGAGAACGAGGACGCCGAAGGCGGAGAGGGTGACGGAACAGGCAGCGGGGACGGTGCCCAGGCCGATCTTGGCGATGCGGGGAAGCGTGCCCTCGACAAGGAGCGCGCGGCGCGGAAGGAAGCGGAGCGCAAGCACCGCGAGACCGCGGCGAAGCTCAAGGAGTACACCGACAAGGACGCCAGCGCTGAGGAGAAGCTAGCGCAGCAGCAGCGCGACTCGGCCGACCGGATCACGGCGCTGACCAAGCGCGCTACCGCTGCGGAAGTCCGCGCGCTCGCCGGGGAGTTCGCCGATCCCGAGGACGCCGCGGCGTTCCTCGACCTCGGGAAGTACGCGGACGGTGACGGGGACATCGACATCGACACCATCAAGGCGGACCTGGCGGACCTGCTGAAGCGCAAGCCTCACCTCAAGCGCCGCGGTCTCAAGCCCGACCTGTCTCAGGGGGGCGGACGCAGCGACTCTGAGCCGACGCTCGCTCAGCAGATCGCCGAAGCGGAGAAGAAGGGCGACCTGCAGGCCGCGATCCGGCTCAAGAACCGGCAGCTAACCGAAGCGCGGGCGGCTGCCAGCTAGTCACGGGCATCTGCCCGGTAACCAGGAAGGAAGATCCCCATGGCGGGTATCACCGGGCAGGGCACCACTTTCAACCTGCCGAACTACACCGGCGAGCTGTTCCAGATCACGCCGTCTGACACGCCGCTGCTGAGCATGATCGGCGGCCTCACCGGCGGCCGTGAGGCGACTTCCACCGAATTCGAGTGGGAGTCTTACGACCTCCGCAACCCTGGCCAGAATGTGGCTCTGGAAGGCGCGGCGGCTCCCGCAGGGGACGCCCGGGTGCGCGCCAACATCACCAACGTGGTGGAAATCCACCAGGAAGTCGTGGAGGTCTCCTACACGAAGCAGGCCGCCATCGGGCTCAAGAGCGGCACGAATAACGACCAGCCCAACCCGGTGACCGATGAGATGGACTGGCAGGTTGCCCAGAAGCTGAAGGAAATCGCCCGCGACGTCGAGTACTCCTTCATCAACGGCGCCTACGTCAAGCCGACGGACAACACGACCGCACGCAAGACCCGCGGCCTCCTCGCCGCCATCACCACCAACGTGACGGCGGTCGCGGACTCGGCGCCGCCGACCCAGGACCTCCTGCTGTCGCTCATGCAGCAGGTGTACGACAACGGCGGCATCACCGAGTCGGAGACGGCCACCCTGATCTCCAACAGCTACCAGAAGCGGTGGCTGACTTACCTGTTCGTCACCCAGATGCGGTACCACGAGCAGACCAGGAACGTCGGCGGTGTCAGCCTGACCACCATCGACACCGACTTCGGCACCCTGAACGTGATGCTCGACCGGTACATGCCGACCGACACCATCGTGGTCTGCTCGGCTGAGCAGCTGGCGCCGCGGTTCCTGTCGATTCCCGGCAAGGGCTTCCTGTTCCAGGAGCCCCTGGCCAAGACCGGGTCCAGTGACAAGACGCAGATCTACGGGGAGATCGGCCTGGAGTACGGCATCCAGACCGCGCACGGCAAGATCACCGGCCTGCAGACCTCCGGCGCGCTGCCGGCCCCGTCCTAATGGGCGCTCGGTACGCCTGCGACGAGCACCCCCGGCTGCGCATCGCCATCTTCGACAAGGACACCCGGAACTACCGGTACGTCTGCTTCGAGGACGGCCGCGCCGAAGTCGCCGACGGCGACAAGCAGGCCGTCGCCGCGCTGACCGCTCACCCTGCGGTCCGCGCGGTCGGCGGCCGGCCGCCCAAGCAGTAGCCCACGGAGAGGAGGCGCGGCCCGATGACCGCCGTCATGTTCGCCACGGTCGCCGACGTCCAGGCGCGGACCCGCGCCCCCCTCACCGACAGCCAGCAGGCACAAGCCGCCGCGTTCCTCGCCGACGTCGCCGCTGAGATCCTCGTCTACGCGCCCGGCATGCAGGCCGGGAATCCGGTCGCGTGCTCCATCTCGTGCCAGGCGGTGCTGCGTGCTCTTCCCGCCGCCATCGGGGTCCGCTCCCGCACCGTCGGCGGCGTCGCCGTCACCTACGCCGGCGCCGACGGCGTAGGCGTCTCACTGACCGCCGACGAGATCGCTACCCTGCAGCGCGCCGGAACTGGCGGCGGCGCATTCAGCATCCGGCCATGGGTGCCCCCGCACCGTCATGCGCCGCCTTGCGGCGCTGACTACGTGCAGCCATGCGAAGACGGCGGCGACCTGTGACGGACCTGGGAACGGCCACCGTCACCGTCATCCGGCCAGGGGCACCCGACTGGCAGGGCGACCCCAGCGCAGGCACCCAGTTCCCCGTGGACGGATGCGCGATCGAACCCGGGCCGAGCCAGGAAACGGTGACTAACGGCGACACGGTAGTCAGCGACTACATCCTGCGTGCGCCAGCTGGTGCTGACATCGTCGCCACCGACCGCGTGCAGCTCCCCGACGGCACCATCTGCGCCGTCACCGGCCGTCCCGCACGCTGGGCCGGCGAAGACGGCACCGAGGACCACGTCCAGGTCCAGCTCACCGCTCTCGACGGCGTGTAGCCATGGCCGCGAAGACCCGCTACTCGCCGTCTTACGAGGGGGTGCGGGCACTGATGAACAGCCCCTCGATGCTCGCCATGCTGCTACGCGCCGCCGACCGCGGGAAGGCCTTCGCGGTATCGATCAGCCCGCGCAAGACAGGCCACTACTCGGAATCCTTCGAGACATCGGTGGCGCCGAACGGTGGCGCACGCGGCAACCGCGGCGAGGCGATCCTGCGGAACACCGCGGCGTACGCGATCGACGTCGAATACCACAACAACACGCGCGTGCTCGGCAAGACCGTCGACTACATCGAAGGATCATGATGACCAACAACCCGCATTTCAGCGATCTCGCCGTCATCGACATGCTCGAAGCCCTCGACGCGCTGCTCAACTCCGGCGGCAAGATCGAGCTCTACTCCGGCGCACAGCCAGCCGACGCGAACACGGCCATCACCTCCCAGGTGCTCCTGGCCACCGTCACTTTCGGCTCCACGGCGTTCGGCACGCCGGTAGCGAGCGGCTCGGCCGGGAGCCGCACCGTCACCGCGACGGCCAATGCGCTGACCTCCGGCGCGGCGGTGGCCACGGGGACGGCGGCGTGGTTCCGGGCCTACGAATCGGACGGCGTGACCGTCGTCATGGACGGCACCGTCGGCACGAGCGGATGCGACCTGAACATCGCCACCACGGCGATCGTCGCCGCGGCCACCGTGGCGATCAACAGCTTCACCCTCACCGAATCCGAGAACTAGAAGGCCGTCCGGCTACCAGGCGCGGGGTGAGTGATGGCAGCCACCGTTGACATCGCCGACCTGGTCGCCATCCTCGGTGTGGCCGCTGTCACCGTCCCCGCGCCCGGCATCGGCGCAGCCGCTACGGAAACGATCAGCGGCACGGACGCGGCAGCAGTCCCCGCGCCCGGCATCGCCGCAGCCGCTACGGAAACGATCAGCGGCACGGACGCGGCAGCAGTCCCCTCTCCAGGAGCGGACGCTGAGGCAGCGGCGGTCATCAGCGGCGACGGCGCTCCAGCGGTAGCAGCACCTGCCGCGGCCGCGACGGGCAGCGAGACCATCCCCGGCGACGCCGACGTGACCATAGCGGCGCCGACACCGGGAGCCACCGGCAGCGAGACCATCCCCGGCACCGGAGCCGTCGCGGCAGCTACGCCGGCGATAGGCGGCACCGCGACGGCGATGCTCGGCGCGGTGGGCTCAGCTGCCGTTCCGGCACCGGTGATCGCAGCTGCCGCCACCGTCAGCGCCGTCGCCGAAGTGCCGCCGTGGCCCGACGCGGAGGCCATCCTGGTCGCGCTCCTGGCCGACATGGGGACCGTCACCACGCAGACGCAGCCCGGCACCCAGCTCCCGGTGATCCGCGTCAACAGGGTCGGCGGCGCCGACACAGACCGGATCACCGACGTCGCGCGCGTCTCCGTGATCATGTACGCCGCGACGATCGCGCAGGCAAAGCAGCTCGCCGGGCGGGCGCAGCAGCGGATCCTCGCCACGCCAGCCGCCACGGCCGACGGCGTCATCGACCGGGCGCGCACCGAGACCGCGCCGTCTGAGCTGCCGACCCCCGATCCTGCGCAGGTCCGGGCCATGTCGGCGATCTACCGTGTGTCCCTGCGCCGGCGCACAGCCGCCGCTTAGTCACCCGCTTCCGCCCGCTCTCGCCCCGCACGGGGCTCCCGCAGTCCCAGCAGGGAAGGACACGCCCGTGACCACCAGCAGCACCCAGTTCGCGGCGCTCGCCGTCAAGAAGAACAACCTCATCCGCAAGACCCTCGACGGCATCGTCACCTACGCGCCCATGAGCGCCGACGCGCTCACCGCATCCACGTTCGCCGACGCCACCGGCATCCTCCCGCTCCCCGCCAGCTGGGTGCAGGTCGGGAAGTGCACCGACGACGGCGCCCAGTTCGCCCGCTCCGTCGACACCAGCACCGTGACGAGCTGGGGTGACGTCGAGCCGTCCCGCGAGGACGTCAAGACCGACACCACCACGCTGCAGATCGCCTGCAACGAGACCAACGCGGCCACCCTCGGCCTCTACACGGGCATCGACATGTCGGGTGTCGAGGCGGCCGCCAGCACCGGCGTCCTCATGCTCGACAAGCCGTCGCTGCCGCAGCAGCCCAACTACCGGGTCGCCGCCATCGGCCTCGACAGGACCGACGACGGCGAGATCTATATCTGCCGGTTCCTGCCGAACGCGAAGATCACCGACTACGCGGCCACGGCCATGCAGTCCTCCAGCGACGACGCCCTGACCTGGGGCGTCACGTTCACGTCGTTCGTTGACGACGACCTGGGGACCTCGGAGCGGTGGCTGTTCGGCGGCGCAGGCTGGCTCGCGCTGCTCAGCGACATGGGCATCTCGCAGGCCACCTGATCCCTCTGTACTCGCGGGGTCCTGGCCGGGCGGACCAGGACCCCGCGACCATCCGCCCCGCCGGCCGATCGGAGTCCCGCATGTCCAACACGCGCCGTCCCCGTCCCCCCCATCAGCAGCGTCCCCCGCAGCCTCCGCGCCCGCAGGCGCAGCGGCACGGCGCTGTCTTCAACCTCGACGCCCTCACCCGCGACTGCACACCGGGACCCTTCTCGGCGCAGCTCGGGGGCCGCGAGTTTGTCTTCTCGGACCCGAAAGAGTGGGACTGGCAGGACGCCGACACCATCATGTCCGGCGAGCAGGCCGCCCTGGCGATGCTCGGCGACGAGCAGTACCAGGCGTTCCGGGCCATCCGCATGCCGCAGTGGAAGCTCGACCGGCTCATGAAGGCCGTCGAGGAGCACTTCGCCCGGGGGGAATGAGACGCCTCGCCGTCCTGATCGACAGGTACGGCGGGGCGCTTGCCGCTGACTTCGCGGACCGCGGCCAGGACCTCCCGCAGCTATGGCACGCGGGCCGGTACCGGTACATCGCCGCCATCCTCGACCGGCTCCCCCGGGACTCCCATTACGTCGCCGAGCTGGCCGACGACGACGACATCGCCACCCTCGACACGCCGCCAGGGCGCACGGCACCCCCGCTCACCGAGTTCGGCCCCGTCGTCGAGCGCCTGACAGCAGTCGTGGACCTCCTCGGCATGCTCCTCGCCGTCCAGACCACGGCGCCCGGCCGCAAGCCGCGGCTGCCGTCGCCGCTGCCGCGTCCCGTCACCGCAGCTGACCGGCTGCGGGAGACAGCCGCGGAAGCTGACCGGCAGTGGCTTGCCGGGCGCCTATTCCCAACCTGACCGGAGCGGGGTGACACGCGGTGGCCGACTTCGACGGGCAGGCCGGCTCCGCGTACATCCCCATCACGCCGGACTTCTCCGGTTTCCAGAAGTCGATCAAGGCGCAGATGCCGTCGCTCGGCGCGCAGGCTGGGCAGCTGTTCACGCGGGCGTTCCGCAAGGCGCTCGGCGACCCCTTCGACACCCTGCAGCCTCCCGACCAGGCACGCGCCGGGGCGAAAGCCGGAGGGCAGTTCGCCGAGAGCTTCCGAAAGGCGATTGAAGGCGCACTCAAGGCACTCCCTGACGCGAAAATCGACGCGGACTCAACGCCTGCTCAACGGCGCATCCAGGAAATCCGCGCCGAGCTCGAAGAGCTGTCCACCAAGCGCATCGGCGTGGACCTCTCCGACGACGAGGCGCTGGCGAAGCTCACCGCGTTCCGCGCGGAACTGGGCCGGATCGGCGCCGAGTCTCCCTCAGTCCGCATCAAGGTCGACACCGCTGCGGCATCCGCGGAGCTGCTCGCGTTCAGCGCCGAGGTCAAGGCAGCAGGCACCGCCGGGAACAACGCTGGCGACGATGTCAGCGACGGCCTGCTGTCCGGTGTCGAGTCCAGCGGAGTCCTTGTCTCCGTCCTTGCGGGCCTCTCCCCGCTGCTGACGACGGCTGCGGCTGCCGCGGCAGGACTTGCCGGGGCGCTCGCCGCGGCGGCAGCGGCCGGGGGGATCGGGCTCGGCGGCATGGCGCTCGTCGCCATCCCTGCCATCAGCAAGGTCACGGCCGCGCTGTCCGCGCAGAAGACCGCTCAGCAGGCAGCTACTACGGCGACAACTGCCGGCGCGAGTTCCGCGCAGCAGCAGAAGCTGGCACTCGGCCAGGTCGCCGCAGCCGAGCGGAACCTCACGCAGGCGCAGCAGCAGGCCAAGACGGCGCAGAAAGACCTGTCAGCCGCCCGCGTCCAGGCACGCCAGGACGCCGTCGACCTGGCCAACAGCGTCAAGGACGCGGCCCTCACCGAGCAGGCCGACGTGCTGGGCATCCAGGCCGCGCGGCTAGCCCTCCAGCAGCAGGCCGAGCAGACCGCCCAGGCACAGCAGGCCCTGACGCAAGCCCGGGGTTCCCTGACGAGCGCCCAGGGGAGCCAGGTCACCGTCGACTCGGATCCCGGCTCGACTGCCGCGCAGAAATCAGCCGCAGCGGCCGCGGTGGCAGCGGCGCAGCAGCAGGTAACGGCGGCGCAGCTCGCCGCGCGTGAGCAGCAGCTGGCGCAGAAGCAGGCCGCGCTGGCCGTCAAGCAGGCTATCCAGCAGCTCGACGAGCAGCGCATCGCCTACCAGCGGCTCCAGCAGCAGCAGGCCGCGTCCGACGCGGCCGGCATCGCGGGGGACAAGAACGTCATCGCGGCACGCCGCGAGCTGACATCCGCTGATGATCAGGTCCGCAGCGCGGAGCTGGCCCTGGCGCAGGCCCGGTACGCCGCGGCGGCAGCGGGACGCACGCAGGCGTCGGAAGGGGTCAGCGACGCGGCGAAGGCAGCGTCGGCGATGGCCGCGCTGTCCGCCCCTGAACGGGCGCTCCTGCGCACCTGGCAGTCCCTGACGACCGCGTATGACAAGTGGGCTACGCCGCTGCAGAAGCCGGTCCTCGGCGTCCTCAACAAGGGACTCCAGCTCGCCGAGCGGCTCCTCCCGCAGCTGACCCCGTTCGTCACGGGTTCGGCGAAGGCGCTGGACGGCCTGGAAACGTCCGCGAGCAGGGCGCTCGGCGGCCCGTGGTGGAAATCGTTCGATGCCACGATGGCGAAGCTCACCCCGAAAGCCCTGACCGGATTCGGCACGGCGCTCCTGAATATCGGCACCGGCTTCGCGGGACTCATGCAGGCCTTCGCGCCTTTCTCCGCGAAGGTGCTCACGGGCCTCGATAAGCTCACCGGGAAATTTGCCACATGGGGAAAGCAGCTTGCTTCCTCATCGGGCTTTCAGCAGTTCATGGCCTACGTGACCCGTAACGGGCCGCTGCTGATCTCGCTGCTCGGCAGCCTTTTCACTATCGCCGTGAAGCTCGGGGTCGGCCTCGCGCCTCTCGGCCAGCTGATGCTGCGCCTGCTGGTGCCGCTTGCCGCGATGATGGCGAGCCTGTCACCGAACCGGCTGCTCGTGGTCGCCACCGGCATCTCCGCGCTCGCTGCCGTGTTCACCGGCAGCATCCTGGCGATCATCGCGACCGTCGTCGGGCTCGCCGCGACCGTCGTGAACAACTGGGGCACTATCCGCCGGACTTTCGACACGGGCATCGCATGGATTGAGACGCACTGGACTGAATTCTGGGCCTGGATTAAATCGCTCAATGAGCGCAGCAAGAATGTCCTGCTGACCGGCGTGCAGAGCCTGTGGAGTGGCATTCACACAGCCTTCACGGGCGGCATCGCGGATGTCAAGCGAATCTGGAGTGGCCTGGAAAACGTTACGAAAATCCCGGTCAACTGGGTTATCAAGAATGTGTACGACAACGGCATTGCCGCATTGTGGAATAAGGCCGCCGATATCGTGCACCTTCCCAAGCTGCCGCCTGTCCCCCTGCTCGCCCAGGGTGCTGTCATCAGGCGGCCGACGATGGCCGTCGTGGGCGAGGCGGGCCCTGAGATGGTGCTCCCGCTGTCCCGGCCAGCGCGGATGGCGCAGCTCCTCGGGTCGGTCGGCATCCCCATGCTCGCTGACGGCGGCATCTTCGGAGCCGTCGGCGGCTTCCTGTCCAGCGCGGTGCGCAAGGTCGGCGGCTGGGTAGACGGCAACCTTGGCCACGCCTTCGGCGCGCTGGGCGCCAGGCTCACTGACCGGATCACGAGCCGGATCGCGGGCGGCGCGCGGGCCGGGAGCTGGGGGCAGATCGTCGCCGCTCTTCCCGGCACCCTCGTGACCGGGCTGGCGAAGTTCCTGACTGGCCAGGACGCCAAGGCCATCCCCGTCCCGTCCCCTGGTGCCGCCGGCAGCGGCGTGGCGCGATGGGCGAAGTACATCCTCCAGGCGCTGTCCATGCTCGGCCAGCCGGCCAGTGATCTCGCGGCCGTCGAGCACCGCATGGCACAGGAATCCGGCGGCAACCCCACGATCGTCAATAAGTGGGACTCCAACTGGGCCGCCGGGACACCGTCGGTCGGGCTGATGCAGGTGATCGGCCCGACGTTCGCCGACAACGCGGGACCGTTCCGCGACACCGGGCCATTCGAGTACGGCACATCGGTTAACCCGCTGGCCAACATCTACGCCGGGCTGCACCACGCCCTCACCGCGTATCCGGGGCGTTCGCTGGCCAGCGTGATGATGCAGCCCGGCGGCTACGACGACGGCGGCTGGATGGCACCTGGCTACGGCACCTACCTGAACGCCACCCGCAAGCCCGAAGCGGTCCTCACCGACGCGCAGTGGGCGATGGTCAGCCGCGCTGTGGTCGGTGGCGACGGCGCCCAGTACCACGACCATTACCACATCGGCGAGCTCGTCGGCGCGACCGTCGAGTCGAAGGTCCGGGCCGCGCTGTCCGCATCGCAGATCGCGCAGCGGCGCCGACTGCGGCCGGGAAGGCGGAAGTAGATGCCGGTCCTCGCATCCGCGATCACGCCGCCGTCGGCACCGCCGCCGCCGGGCGCGCCGCCGCCGTCCGCGATCCGCGTCACCTACATCGACCCGGACGGCAACACGTGGGAATGGTCGGACCGCAGCTCAGGCGCATTCGTCACGTCGGTGGCGGGGATCGGCGCGGCGCCGTCGGCGCTGGCCGCACTCCAGCTCCCCACCGGCGACGTCGTCGTCCAGGGCGTCACGCCCGGCGCCCGGTCCATCGTGATCGGCCTGTACGCCTGGGACGATGATCAGGGTGCGCTGCTCGCCCGCGCCGACGCGCTCGCCCGCGCGCTGACCCACGACCGCGCTGGCCTCTTCGCGGCAGGCACGCTGATCTTCCAGCGGCCCGACGGGTCGGCGCGGCAGATCGCGGTCGCCTGCACCAGCGGCGCCGACGTCCCCGACGACGACGGTGGCGCGCTGCAGCGGTCCCTCACGCTCGGGCTGACCTTCCAGGCGCTGGCCCCCTACTTCCAGGACCCCCCCGAGCAGGCGCCCCCCCCGACCGTGATTACGCCGCCGCCTTCCGGTGCTGGCGTGCCGCCGATGCCGCCGATCATCCTCACCCCCGAAACCGCTCTCGGGGACACCACCATCACCAACAGCGGCGACGCCGACGCGTGGCCCGCCTGGACCATCAGCGGCCCCGGCACGCCGACCCTGGCCAACCTGACAACGGGGCGCAGCTTCGCATTCGCGACCGCGCTCACCACCGGGCAGCAACGGATCGTCACCACGCAGCCCGGACTGCAGTCAGCTATCGACGGCAGCGGCACCGACTGGTGGGCCGACCTCGTCAAATCCTCGCCGCGCGACCTGTGGCAGCTCGTTCCCGGCGTCAACGAGCTGAGCCTCGTGCTCGCCGGCGCGGGCACCGGATCGCAGATCAAGCTGTCGTATGCCCGGCGCTGGCGGCGTGCCTGATGGCCGTCACCGTCGAGCCGTTCTCGCTCACCACGGGCCTGCGGTCCGCGCCCGTCCCGTGGTCAGTCGTTAACCCGGTTCCCGCGTTCAACACGGTGGGCTCCTGGTCGGTGACATGCCCGGCAGTCCCCGCTGTCCAGGCTCTCGCCGTGTTCGACACCGACGGCACCCTCGTGCCGTTCGGCGTCTGGATCGACTGGAACGGCGTCTGGTCCTTCACCGGCAAAGCCGAGGCGGCCACCGTCGACCGGACCATCGACCAGGACAGCGGCGCGCTCATCGAGACCATCACCTTTTCAGGCCCGGACATGACCAGCGTCCTGGCCGAGCGGATCGCCTACCCGGATCCGGCGCTGGCCTGGTCCGAGCAGACGATCGCCTCGGTCACGGCTGCCGGCGCGGCCGAGACCGTCATCAAGGGCCTCATCGCAGCGAACTGCGTGACCGCCGGGGACTCCGCCAGGAATTACCCGCTCCTCACCGTCGCCCCCGACCTGGGGCGCGGCGGCACGTGCACGTGGACAACTGCCACCCCGGATCCCTCCGACGACACCGCGCCAGCCGTCACGGTCAGCGACTCGCTGATGGACATCTGGCGTGCCATCACCGCGCAGCTCGCCACGCCGATCGGCATCACCGTCGACCTCGTCGGCACGCAGCTCGTCGCCGACTGCTACGTGCCGCGGGACCTGTCCGGGCACGCCGTGTTCTCCGCCGAGCTCGGGAACCTCAGCGACGCGTCGCTGAACGTGATCAACCCCGCGGCCAACGCGATCCTCACCCAGTCCGCTGTCGACGGCGCGCCGTTCACCGAGACCGCCGGCAGCGGCAGCGGGCCGTGGCGGCGCATCGAGCAGTTCGACGACGAATCGTCGTCCACGGCCGCGGCCGACGTGACCGCCGCGCAAGCCCAGGCCCTCTCCGACGGCGACACCCAGACCACCCTGTCGGCCACCGCCGTCGACCTGCCGCGCCTCCGCTTCGGCTCCGACGGAGTGGGGATCACCGGGTACCGGCTCGGCGACCGAGTCGCCGTCGACCTGTACGACGACCTGACCTACACCGACATCATCTCGGCCGTCACCCTCACAGCCGACGCCACCCAGCAGCCGTACAGCGAGACCGTCGTCCCGTCGATCGGCACCACCCCCGACGGTGACACCAGCATCTCGGCTGCGCTCGCCCAGCAGCTCACCGCCATCGAGCGGCAGATCCGGAGGTCCTGAATGGCCACCCTTGACCTGGTCGCCCCCACGCCAGGCCTCACCGACCCCGAGGTCATCGCCACGGCGGCGGACTGGGAGTCGTTCTTCCGGGCCGGGCTGCTCGACGGCGTCATCGAGGGGATGAAGCCGAGCCTCGACGCAGCGGGCCGCAATGCCGTCCTCGCGGCCGGCTCTGCGTTCGTCCGCGCCTACATCGCCGTGGCGGAGACCTCCAATGCGACGCCCATCGCGGCGCCGTCAGGCGCGAGCCGTGTTGACCGGCTCGTGCTGCGCCTCGACCGGACGCAGACCAGCAAGACCCAGTGGATCGTGCCCACCGTCATTCCCGGCACTCCCGGCAGCAACCCGCAGCCCCCCGCTCTGCAGGCGTCGGCGTCCGCGCAGTGGGATCTCCCGGTCGCCCGGTGGACGTCCGCCGCGTCGGGTGCCCTCACCGGCCTCGTCGATGAGCGCGTGCTGCTCGGCGGCCCGGTGATGATGATGGCCACGCAGGGCGCACGGCCGCCCCAGTCCAGGCCCGGGCTGCTGATCGACCAGGGCGCGGGGAGTCTCCTCATCTCGCCGGACGGCGTCGCCTGGTCGACGGTATGGCAGCCGCCCGACGCGTGGCATCCGCTGCTGCCGGGCGGCTCCCCGTTCAGCAGCCTGAGCGGATGGGGCGTTCCCCGCTACCGGCTCGCCCCCGACCGGTCCGCGGTGCAGTTCGCCGGGACCCTCAAGGGCAGCGGCGCGCAGCAGCTGGCCACCATCGCCACTCTGCCCGCTGGCTACTTCGACACGGTCCAGCGCGCCACGGGCATCACCGTCGAGTCGACCGGCGGTTCCGCGTTCACCGGGTCGTGGGTCGGCCTGGACGTCAGCGGGCACCTGGCGATCACCACGGCGGGGACGGGCGGCTGGCTGGCGTTCCTTGACGGCCTGTTCATCCCGATCAACACGTAGGGGCTCAGATGCGGCACACGTTCTGCGGCGACCTCGCGTCCTGGGTCATGGACCTGGGCGGCTCCGAGACGGCCAGCGACGGCAACACCGGCTATGACGTCCTCGTCATTCCCGGGCAGCCCGTCACGTTCTGGGACTCGCCAGTCGGCGGCACCCAGCTCACCGACCTCCTCGACGCGGCAGGTGACCCTGTCACCGGGGTCACCTCCGACGCCGGTGACGGGTCCGTCCCGCAGGTGTCCGGGCCTGACGGCGTCACGAGCATGTGGGCCGACGCCGCGGGCGGCTCGGGTCCGCGCCGGGTCGTGGCCCCTACTGACACCGCGAGTCTTGTTGACGGCCTCGCCGCGCAGCAGGCAGCGGACGCCGCGCAGGTGCAGGCGGTGTCCGCGAGCAGCCCCGTGTACATCTACTACAACACGGTGACCGGGTCGTGGCCGTCACGCCCGGCGGGGCTCGGCCAGCCGGTGTGGTGGGTGGGTCCCGTCGCCCCCGAGTTCGGCGGCAGCTACGCCGTCGACGGCCTGGATTACTGGGTCGGGCCGCAGTGACCCTGCAGGTGTACGGCAGCAACGGCAGCGGCCAGTGGGTGACCGCCGGGACGCCTGCCATCGCGCCAGGACCCACCGGGAGCGCTCCTGCGCTGCCGGCGGTCGGGGCGAACAAGGGCGCCTATACGTCCATGGCCGCCGCGTGCGGGCCGCTCGCCAGCCTCCGCGCCTACATGTACCCGGCGTCGGCGCTGCCCCCCACCTATCCAGGTCCTGACGCCGGGCCGATCCCGCCGGCTGTCCGGTGCCCGGTCATCTCCATCGCGGCCCCCTACTCGCCAGGGACCACCACGCCGGATGTCGGGGGCGTTATCGCGGGGACTTACGACACGCAGATCGCCGCTTACTTCGCCTCCATCACAGTGCCATCGGGCGGAAATGTATTTATCACGATGGGCCATGAGTACGAGGCGAACTACAACACGTTCACCACCCCGTCGCAGCTCCGGGCAATGCATCAGCATGTTGCCGCGCTATTCGACGCGCACGCACCCGACGGTGTTTCCTACGGCCAGGTTTTCAGCTCGTGGACAGGGCTTAACTCCTCATCCAACGTTGTCGCCGGGCTTGACCATTACCCGATCACCCAGTGGGTCGGGCAGCGCTCGAGCGGGGAGCCGCTGGACTGGTACGGCATCGACGGCTACTACGACGCCGTCATGAACTCCGTGGCCAGCGTGCTCGACGGGTGCCGCAACCAGATCCTTGCCGCGCAGCCCGGTGCCGTCGTGGGTATTGCCGAGCTGAATGCGTCCATCGCGTCCGCACGCCCGGCGTTTTTCGCCCAGGCATGGGAATGGGCGAAAGCCATAACACCCCCGGCACCGTTCGTGTGCTTTTACTGGGGCAGCCCGAATCCGCCTTACGGATGGGGCACCGCCACGGCGGACGTCATCACTGAGATGTCTCTCATCAACTCGGACAGCAAAGCGTAGAGGACCACGATGCCGACACTCCCGTTCCGCGCGTCCGCCACGGGCCGTACCGCCAACGGCGGCGGCTTCTCGTGCTCGGTTGTCATCCCGTCGACCGTCCAGCCCGGCGACTTCCTGCTCGCCGGCTACCTGGCCAACTCCCAGACCACCGACACCGGCGGCCAGGGCGTCATCGCGGCGCCCACCGGCGTGACGGGCTGGACGCCGGTGCACACTCCGCAGCTCGCCGTCGCCGGCCAGATCACCCAGCTGTGGTCCAAGATCGCCGGGTCCGGTGACGCCGGGTCCACCGTGGTTTTCTCTTACACCACCGACACTTTCCAGGTTCCGCAGGCAGCGGCCGTCGTCGCGTGGGAAAACCCCAACCCGGCCGCTCCCATCGCGGTCAGCGCCACGGCGGTGAGCGCCGCAGCGAGCGCCTCGCACGTCATGCCCATCGTCGATACCAGCGCCGATGGCACCACCCTGATCATCTCCGTGTGGCTCGGCCGCACCCCCGCCGCGTCGCCCGACACGGCGCTCACCCCGCTCACCGGCTGGACGGCGCGGGCAGCGAACCTCGACTCGGCTGGCTCATTCGCTCATGCCGAGATCTGCGTGATCGACTCGACGTCTCCCGTCGCGGCCGGGACCGGGCAGGGCGGCGCGACGATCACCGGCACCCAGTCCGCCACCTACAACTGCATGTACACGATCGCCCTGGCACCCGTGCCGCCGACCGCGACCGCGCGGCCTGTCACCGATGTCACGACCGCGAGCTGGACGCCGTCTGCGACGCTCGGCGGCGGCGTCCAGATGGCCACCCTCGTCGCCGACAGCGACGACACGACCTACCTGACATCGCAGGCAGGCCCCGTCAGCCAGGTCCTCGAAGAGCTGCTGCCGACCATGTCAGGGCCACCCGACACCGTCACGGCCCGGATCAGGTGCAGCTCCGGCGCGTCGTCGGCGACGATCGTGACGCAGCTCATCCAGGGCACCACGGTGATCGCCACCCGGACAGACACCTACGCCAGCGCGCCGCCCACGAGCTTCGTGAACCTCGTGCTCACCCTGACGGGCACGCAGCAGGCCGCGATCAGCGACCTGACGAACCTGCGGATCCGGGTCACGGTCACCGCGGCATGACCATGGTCACCGTCCACGTCGCGGACCTCGTCGCCGCGCGGGCAGCCCTCGTCATCGTCGCTGACCTGGCAGCCGCGCGGGCACCCGACGTCATGATCGCCGACCTGCGTGCCGACATCGGCGGCGGCACCACGGGCCGCATCCAGGTGGCCGACCTCACCGTCACCGGTGCCAGCGCCGTCCAGGCCCCCGCATACAAGGCGTCCGGCGCCCGGCAGTGGACGCCGCTGGCCATCAGCAGCAGCGCCGGCACGGGCGCATGGAACTGACCACACACCAGGAGCCGCATGTCTCAGTCGGTTTTGCACGCGCTGATCGGCGGTGGCGGCGTCGCCGGAGTGTGGGTGGCGTGCTTCATGCTGCGCCTGGTCGCGCCTTACTGGGTGGTCAAGGACAAGGACGACCAGATCACCGAGCTTAAGGCCGCGATCGACTCTCAGACACGGCGCGCTGATGTCGCGCAGGAAACAGCCCATCAGGCGAACCTGATCCTGGCCGGCCTACGGCAGGAGGCGCGCGTTGCGACACCGCTGGATACCTAGGCGCTGGGGCCGCGCACCCAGCGCCGGCCTCATCGAGGCACGCGAGCTGCGTGCCGCAGCCGAGCACGCCGAGCGTCTCGCCGACGAGCACGTCCGCGCGCCCATGGCCGAACTGCGGCGCACCAATCACGTAGCCGAGGACATCGCCCGGCTGATCCGCACCAGGGGGGCACCCGCATGAGCCAGACGCTTGTCGTCCTCGACGCCGGCAACGCTGTCGTACAGCTCACCTTTCTGACAGCGCTCCTGTTCACCCCGGTCGTCAGCATGTTCTGGCCGTGGTGGCAGCACTCGATCGGCCGCACCGTCACCGCCGAAGCGGCCGCCATCGCCCTCGTTCTCGCACCGGGGGTCCTGCATGAATGGGATGTCCTGACGGTGACGAGCATCGCTTTCGCCTGGTCTCGCGTCGTATGCCTGGCGCTCGTACCCGGCATCCTCATCTGGCGTGCCATCGCCATTTACCTCATTCAGCGCGGGGGAAGCCGCGCTGCCATCCGGAAAGGAAGCACCCGATGATGAACTGGACTGACCGGCTGCACGCCCTCGAAGCCAAGGCCAAGGTCTTCGGCGACGAGATCAGGAACGAGATCGAGTCCCACAAGGCCGAGATCGCCGACGATGCCCTCGCCGCGGCCGTTGAGGCAGCGACCGCGGCCGGCGTCCCCCCGGGTGTCCGGAACCTGCTTGCCCAGCTCGTGACGAAGGCCATCGAGACGTTCACCGGCGCCGCGCCGGCTCCGGTGCCCCCGCCAGGAGCTCCTGCGGACACGGCGAGCCCCACGCCGATCGGCGACGCCGCGCAAGCCGCTGTCGGCGCGCAGCCGGCCGGCGTCGCCGCCGCAGGCTGATGCCCCTCCAGGCCGGATCCCCGCAGCTCCTGCTACCCGACCTGTCCGAATGGCAGCCGCACGCGGACATGGCAGCGATCAGGTCAGCCAACGGCGGCGCGGCCATCATCCGGGGCGCCTACGGCGACGCCCACCCCGACGCGGCGTTCCCCGCGTTCCGCGCCGCGGCCAGCGGGTACCGGTGGCTCGGCCTCTACCAGTACCTCCGCAGCGGCCAGGACGTCTCCGCACAGGCGCGTGCCTTCGTGGCGATCGTCGGCCAGCTCGCTGCGCATGAGGTGCCGATCCTGGATCTGGAGGAAGGCGACGGCGACCAGGCCGAGCGTGCCGGCACATGGCTAGCCACGGTCGACGCAGGCCTGGGGCTCGGCGAGCGGCCGCTCAGCGAGCGGTCATGGCTGTACTCCGGTCTCGCGTTCCTCCAGGCGCACGGGCTCGCGCCCCTCTTCGGCTCCCGGCGCCGCACGTGGATCGCCGCGTACTCCGCCACCGAGCCGGTCATCGGCCACACGCTGTGGCAGTGCACCAACGGCAAGCGCGGCTCGCACCTGACATCGTGGCCCGGCACCGGGTACTGCGACACGAGCCTCTACCACGGCACCATCAGCCAGCTCGCGGCCACCACCGGCCGCGACGGGAAGGACGACGACATGCTGTCCGGCACCCTCCTCGCCGACCAGGCCACCCCCATCCGCGTCGGCGAGGGACGGGGCGCCGCGCAGCTCCTGCTGTCCGTCGCCGACGGGGCGCCCGCGCAGAAGCTCACTGTCTCCGTCCGCGATGACGGCGGGTCCTACACCCAGGGCGTGGATGTCACCTGGCAGGATCCCGGCGTCGTGAAGTTCCGGCACGCGGACAAGGTCAAGGCGGTGTCGGTGTCGCGGCCGTCTGCGGCTGTGAGCTACGTGCTGTTCTGACGCGCAAGACGCGGAAACGCCCCGCTCCCGAATCCGGGAGCGGGGCGTTTCTTTTTGGTTCAGATGCGGACGGTGACGCCCCCGGAGAACGCTGAGTCGTGCAGCACCAGCCGCGCGAT